TCCATTTTATGTTGCCAGTGCTATTGCTCGTAAGTCTTTTATTCTTACAGGTTTAGAAGCATCTGTTCCTTGCATAACTATTTTTATTTGAAATTGTATAAACTCATCTAATGGTACACCAATACCGTCATCAGTTACACCAGCAGTATAAACATACTCTTGAAAATCTGATTTAACAAGAGAGTTTGGTACTGTATTATCTGGTGAACCATCTGTGTTAAAGAACTCATATCCTAAATCATCAAAGTCTGAACTATCAGATGTACCTAATGTTTTAAACATTAATTTTATTTCTGAAGTATTTTGTTTGTGTGCAGAGAATACAACTCTTATTGCAGTAGCAGATTGTTCTAATGTTACTGCCTTAGTTAAATAGATAGCAGCATTTTGGTCACCATCTGGTTCTGTTGATGCAACAAAGTCTGTTGTTGGAAATACATCACTAGAACTATCTACATTATTAATTCTATTACCTACAGCAATAAACGACCTTCTATCTAAATCTATCACTGGTGATATATTAGAATTTTGAGAAGTCATAACTATTGGCATCTCTAATGATTTACTACCAGACATTTCGTTTGTTTCATTAATACTTGAAGCAACCATAGATGATTTTGATACATCAAAGTTTTCGTTTAATGGAATTGTTGTATTTGATGTTGACTGACCAAATGATGTTTCTGTACCATCTGGGCTTGTAGCATTCGTTGTTTTAATTGTTGCAGACAATGAAGTACCAGGCAATTCCATAGTGCCTATTAATGTTTTAACTGTTTCGTATCTATAGTTTTCTGTAGCATAAACAGATATTCCACCAACTTGTGCTGTGTCGGAATCTCCACTAATTGATGCACTTGTAGTAGAAGCAACTGTATAAGAATCTATTCCTATGTTTGCAATTGCAGTATGTGTTTTATTAATCTCTGTTAATGGTATTGAACTAATCATGTATAATTCTACTGTTGTAAGATTTGAATGAGCAGCAGCTGTTGTACTTCCTTGTCCTCTAGTGATACTAGAAATTGTTGAACCAGAAATTGTACCAGACATAATTTCGTTGTCTATCTTAATATGAACTGTACCACTTGATGGGAAGTTAGTATTAGATGTTAATGTAACACTTGTACCAGATGCTGTAATTGCACCATTCAATGTTGTTGACACACCAGATGATACACCTGTAATCGTTACATTGTTTGATGTACTATACATACCATGGTCAGCGTGTTTAACTCTTACGACTGTTGAACTGTTTGTTAATACGATTGGATTACTTCCTAGTTTTTGTCCATAAACTGTTGTACTACCATCCTCTGCTGTTACAGCATCACCTATATTATCATTTTGTAAAGTAACTGTACCTGAACTAGATGTAAAGTCACATTTTTTCATAGTAAACTTCAAGTCTTCTGATTGTACAGCACTCCATGTTGTATTGTTTTGTGATTTAAATAATGAACCTAGATGTGGTTGTGTAGAAATAATTCTATTATCTTTAGATACATCTTGTTCACCTAAACCAGCAATCCACACTTTATAATTTAAACTGTTAGTCATAACAACTAAACAATATTCGATTCCCTCTTTTAAATATACAGGTGAATCAAACTTAAAGTTTGTTGAAGCATTAGCTGTTTCAGTATCTACAACTACATCATTTGGATTTAAAACTTTTCTTCCAAATGGAATTAGTGTAGGGCCTGGGTATCCATTAACTACTTCTCTTATCTCAACCCATACAGGTAAATTGTTATCTTTCTCTGAAAAGAATAATTGAGTAGATGATATAAAACATCCACCTGTTTCAGATATTAAGAATGTTTGTGCCAGTGGGTCAATTCTAGTTAGTCGTGATGATGTATTTATGACTGATTGAGTTTGAGTAACAGTTTCTTGAACTATTGTAGCATTTCTTGTTGCATGAATTGTTTGTTGTTCAGTATTCACTATACCTTTTGCAGTATAAAGGACTTGACCTACTGTTGAAGGTGCTGGTGTTTTTTTATTTTCATCATCTGATGTTAATCTAAATTCTACATCACCTGTTTTAAATTTTGGAATACTTTGTTGTCCAGCAAATCTATATTCTGGTATTCTAAATGTAAATTCTACTTTACCATGTATATCTGTTATTAAAGCATTACCCTCTACAATATTTGTAGTTAAGTTTGTGTAATCCTGAGATGCTGGTTTAATAAATGAACTAACATCTGTACCATCAAAGAAAGCATATAGTCTTGTGTTTGGTCTGAAACATTCACCTTTACCAGTAATTGTTCTAGGTCTAACAAAAGGAATCACTGCTTGTGATATTACTCTACTACCCATTCTTATATTATCTGTTTGTTCAACAACAGTAGTCCTTGTTCCTGTTCTTACTTGGTCTGACCTTACATTAGTAATTGTTCTTTGTGCAAGTCCAAATCTTAATCCAAAATCTCTACCAAAACCTACAATTCTTGCCTGTCTTGATATGATACCACTCCATTGTGTTTCCCATGCATTCCAAATTGTACCCATTTGATTTACAACTGAAGCTGTGACAGCATCAAAATTACCATCAACATTTATAACTAAGTCTGGAGCTTGTTCTGTTTCAAACCACTCATCACCACTAGGTGTTAAAGTAATCTTTCCAACATATTCATAGATTAATGCTGACTGAATATTTTCTGGTCTTGTTGCATATGGTTGTATTATAAAATTCTTTTCTGTATATGGTAGTGTTAATAAGTCACCAGTCTTCTGATAACCTGCTATTGTTCTTGCAGCATCTGTTGTAACTTTTTCTACAAGTTTTGCCGCCTTCATTACACACTTAGGTCTTAACTCTTTATTTTCCATATCAATAGCAATCTTATAATCTGGGTGTAATACATCACCAACTTTGTGTCCAGCAAAGTTATCTACTATGAAACCAGATTTAAATCTGTTTAGTCCATTGACATCTGATATTTGTAAACTCTCTGCATCTCTTTCTAATAAATTTAATGAAGTATAGTATTCTAAGTTTTCAATTCTGTCTTGTAGTTTACCAATATCTTTCATGGTAAATCTTTGTGTTTTTTCTCTTGTAACTTTTACATCATCTGGTGTAAATGTGAAAGCAGGAACATCTATTGTTGCAAGTTTCATTGCATTATCTAATACTGCTGGTAATTGTGGGTCTTCAGCAGGAACACCATCTACTATTTTAAACCCACCATCTGTTCCAATATACAATACAGACTTTCTAGGTAAGTAATGTTCAAAGTCACAAGTTAATGCGTTATTAATTTTTGGTGTATCTATTGCAACAGCACCTGTACCATCAAATTGCCTGTTTGTAAAATCAAACGAACTTGCAGTTGCAGTAATTGTATCTACTGCTGTTAATGTATCTGTTGCTCCAGCAATGTTTTCTGCTGTTGGTCTAAAGTCTAGACAATCTCTTAAATCAAATACACCTGATGGTTTAGGGTCATCTGGGTCAATCTTTGTAGCACTGTATGTTGGTATGTCATCATAATTCATTTGACCACTAACAGAATTATAAGAATCCACACTAAAGAAATCTCCTGTACCATGTGAAAAGAAATCAAATACTACTAGTAATCTACCTAATGGTTTTTCTGCACTAGACTTTCTTACGATTCTTGAAATGTCATAGAAGTTATCTCTTTGTCCTGTGTCTAATGTAAAGTTAGATGTTACTACTTTACTTCCAGCAGTTACTGTGGATACTGTAGATGTTGCACTTGATGATTCACCTGTAATTGTATCAGAGGTTGTAAAGTCTATTGCACCAAATCCATTTGTTAATACATATTGTATTGGACTTGTTGTTGTAATAATTCTTGCTTCTGCACCAGAAGATGAACCTGTAATTTTTTCACCTCTAGTAAATGTTCCTGTAACTGTTCCTAATGTTAATGTAGGAGCAGTAGCATCTGAACTTGTACTTTCTGAATCAAATACAGCTTGTAATCTAAATACATCTGCACGACCTAAAGATATTTCTTTGTCTATTATTCTTGTTCCATAAGCTCCAGCCTGGCCAGCTCCGCCAACTTTAACTTGTTTAGATAAATTTGTTGTTTTAGTTTTTGATGCAACACTTGACTTAACGATTGTTGCTATAACTTTTACTTTAGCAGCACTACCTAAAATTGTATTATCTGTAATTGTAACACTTGCTGTACCTGTACCAGATATTTTACCAGAGATAGGTACTAGTTGTCCTTGTACACCACTACCACTACCAGCAGTTAATATAGACATTACATAATCTATTTCATTATGTGAACCAAACACTTCGTTACTTCCAGCACTTAATGATATTATACCAGAACTGTTTGATGTAGCAACAAACTGTCTTCTTACTGTATATGATGTATCACTTGAATTATTATTTGAATCTGTTAATAATGTTTTAACTACTGTCTTAGGTAGTTTATATATTGCAACATTTTTTTCTGGTTGTACTAATACTGCTTCTTTAATAGGTTCAATACCTAATAGTGTTGAGTTATCTTCCTCTAATATAATATGGTCATTTTCATCACCACTAGCAGCATCAGTTGAATCGTTTTGAAATAAATCTGTATCTGTTTTGGCTGTTAAAACTATATCTGCTGTAAAGTCTTGACCACTATCAGCGTCATCCATAAACATTTGTCTTGTTTCTGAAAATGCTCTTGTAGTAACTAAAGTAACTGTTAAATCTGTATTACTAGAATTTTCTATAAGTTTACCAGATTCAGCTGAATCTGATGCAATTAATCTTTCACCAGATTGGAATGTTCCTACAACATTTGTTAAACGAACTCGATGGCCTTCAGCAGAACTTGTATCTGTATCAAAAAGTAAACCTGTTGCACCTGATGTATTACCTTTTAATTGAACTCCTGTTGAATGAGATGCAGTTAATAATGGACTTGGTGTATCACTTAATGTTAATACAGTAAATGTACGAATGTCAAATAGATATGCTTTGTATACAGCACTATTACTACCAGATACACCTGAATCATATTCTAATGCTCTTACACGAGCAACACCTACGAGGTCTTCTGTTGATGCAGTTCCTCTTGTATCTGTGAAACCAGAAAATAATTTAATTTCTTTGTATGGTGTTGTTTCACCACTCACATTACCAATGTCTGGTGTGTTATATAAATTTGTAATTCTAACAAAGTTACCTAACTCTAAGTTAGTAACTCCAGCATTAATTGTTGTAAATTCTCTTGCCTTATTTAAATCTTTAAATGTTGTTCCTATTTTTTCAAATTCATATCCTCTAACATATGCTTTACCAGCAGAGCAAGATAATGCAAGTAAACTTTCAGAAGCAGTTCCACCATCATCTGTAGGATTACCAGATGTATATACACCTGTAAAATTTTTACCCTCTACTGTATTAGTTATACTTTCTCTTGTGTCAAACATAAATGGTTTAACTGTATAGTCACCAGATTCATCATGTGTTCTTTGTGCAAGAACATCTCCTAATACTGAATATTCTGTTGCTCTTGCTTTTGAAACTAAAGTACCACTATCTATTCTCATCATTTCAATAAACTTAGAATCATCTGTGGTTGTTGTTGAAAGTTTATCAAGTGTTAAACCAATTTTTAATCTGTGTGCTCCTTTAGCAGCATAGTTAGATGAACCTCTAGAGTTATCTGTAAGTGAACCATCTGCCTCTGGTGTTACTAAAGTTTCTGTAATTGTTAAACCAATTCTTGCTGTTTCAGTAACAGAGTTTGAACTTAGTAATAATGTTTGTCTATTTACTTTTACAAATTGTCCTCTTATATAAATGACACCATCTTCTATCGTTGCAGATGAACCTATTGCAGATGCATCTGTTGTAAATGTAGTTGCTGATGCAACACCAGTTGCATATCCTGTAGTATGTGTAATTGCTTTATCTGCAGTTATATTTTCAGCATCACTAAAGACTGTAGTTGAATTATCTGAACCTGTTTTGTAATAGTTAAGATATAGTATAGGCTGTGTTGTTGCAGTTGCAGCTTGATATCCAATAACATATGCCTTAACACCAGATGTAACTCCTGTAATTGTTACAGGGTTTGTTGCATTATAAAATTGACTTGGGTCTATTTCTTCATCAGCAAAATTTGATGAAAGTTGTAATGTTGGAAATGCATCTGAATAAGATAGTTGACCTGGTATAACAATACTACCTTCTTTGAACATGTGATTACCATGTCGTTCTACTTGGTTTTGTAAAATAGATTGTAGTTGTGTTAACTCTCTAGCTTGAATAGCGTACCCTGGTCTAAAGAGTACCTTATGAAAATTATCTGCCTCATCAAAGTCATCATAATATGGTGAAACATTTAAATCTGTTATTTGTGCCATATTCTAAAACTCTATGATTAATTTAATATCTTCAGTTTGGTCTGAATCCCTTTGTATTGGTTTTCTATTTTCTAAGTAAACTATGTTACCACTATCTGGTTGTAACTCTGGGTTAGCATAACCTGATGTTGTAGCAATTGTATTATTATTTGCAAGAGTAATTGTTTCGGAATCACTTGACGGTGTAAATGTTGCAGATGATGTTGCACCTGTAATTACATTCGTACCCTCAAATACACTATGGTCACCTGTTGTACTATTAGTACCAAAGTCACCAAATCTTTCTTGTTGGAAATATAATAAACTTAGTGTAGAATCATATTCTACTACTTTACCTACAGCACCTGTTG